AGATGTTGATGCTGATGCCGCACTTGCAGATGCTTCACCTGCTTTTGTTGTCGCAGTTCCGGCAGATGTTGATGCTGATGCCGCACTTGCAGATGCTTCACCTGCTTTTGTTGTCGCAGTTCCGGCACTTGCCGCGGCAGCGTCAGCAGATACACCAGCGTCATGAGCATAGATAGCTGAGTTTGGTGTTAGATGAAAAAAGCCGGTTGCTGTACTGTAGCGAACATCAATAATCGCTCCTGCACTAATGTCCCCTGCTTGAATCGGATTACTATCGGTAAGCCGAATTGACCGTACCCCAATGCCATTTAAGTTAATAGTGGAAATATCAGTATTGCTATTTAGCGGTCTGAATACGACCTGTAAGCCGTCGGTATAAGTAGTGATGGACGCATCGAGAGTAACGACATAACTATTAGCCGTGCCGGTATCTACAGAAAAGTTTACTGTACCGCGTTGAAGTTTAGTTTCATTTGGCAGTAATGCGAAGGCAATACCTGTTGCGGCTTTAACTGCATTAACGTCTGAGGATTTTGCCAGTGTAATCTGAGCAATATCAGCAGGAGGATTGAACGTACTCATTTTATGTCCTTACGTCATCTCGACGTTATAAATAGCGCGATTATCGATTATGGCGCATACACATTATTAAACTTACTCGTGGCTCATCTGAATTGTTTAACACCCAGTGGTCAACGAGATTATTAAAACTAAATATATCGCCCACAGGAGTAGTAATAGATTGTCCTTCGTAGTTAAAAGATTGGTCATCATCGGATTCCAAAGGGATTAAATATTTGTCGCAGTAATATTCTGCATGCCAGCTATGCGCGTCGTTATGACGATAAACTTGTTTACCGGCAGGAATACGGGTAATTAAAATACCACCAAATTCTGTTTTATGAATATCATGTTTTTCACAGATAGTACGAGTAATCTTAGCGAGTTCGTCTTTAAATTTCTGATCGTTAATATAAAAAACGCTATCGTGAATATCGTGAAATTTTAATGGGTTTTGAGGATTGTAATTTTTAATATCGTTATAGCGAACCCAGATATCATCCACTTCTCTATGCGGTGACATAGACGATTCAGTGCGATATTTAAATTTATTCCAAAGATAATCGTTATCAGTAATAAACTCATTGATACTTGTCACATCTACATGGATACCGGTATTTACCATATTAGGTTTACCAATAAGCACATTATCTATATTTTCTTCATCACATTTATCAGTTGCATGAATACATAGCCAAACTACCCGACCATTAACCGCTTGAACACTATGCTCGATACCTGCTTTGATTTCAATCACAGCAGGTGCAAAATAGGTTTCTTGAGTATCGCCTTGCCAAACAATCGCACATCCTTCAACAAGAACGCTCATATGGTCAAACGTATGAGCGTGTTGCTGTACTTCAAAGCCATCGTCAATAATGACCTCTTTGGCGTAAACTCCGCCAATAAAGTGATGTGCTTGTACGTTAAGTCCGTCGATACTCATAACCACCTTGCATGGATAAAATTAGTGATCCGATAAACCCGCAAACAGGCTTACCGGCATTCATCACTATTTTACCAAGTAATCGGCTAAATGTACTGCGATTTTTTACAATCCCAAATTGCTCTGCCATTTCATATGCCCATGCCTGTGTTGTATAAGCAAACAAAGGAATATAAATACCATGATGACGCAGGAAGTTAGCAAGTGGTTTTGCCCACGCATGATAGCCGACAATGATTTCTGGGTTAGTTTCATAAAGCAATTTGCCAAATAGGTTATCAACTTCAATCACATCGTCATCAATATAACCGTACTCGTGCATCAAACTACACATCACACTCATACCGCCACTTTCGGGTTGTTGCGGTTGGGCGGTTTTGAAATATGAAAAATCCTTTTCAGAATACATTGGCATTTCGCGTTTAGGGATATTGAGCATCCCCTGTGCCATAGAAGGTCTACTTTCTAATTGTTTTTGATACTGATTAAGTGAACTTGTTTGTTGACGACTTGCGGCTTGAGCTTGTAGTTGCCGCAATTGCTCATCTGCTGACATTGCCATAATAAATACCTATTAATTATTTGGTTGGGGAAACTAAAGAAGTTGCCGTTTTACCAGCGTTTGTATTAACAATACTAGCCGTTGCGCTATAACGATTATATGTGTCCCTAACATCGGCTAAATATTTCATAGTTGCCACGTTTGCTAAAGATGCTTTAGTTGAAGCATTCATATCGGGTGTTAAATTATACTTTTGAATTGTATCGTTATATTGAGCTGTCAATGTATCCACTGCTAAATTAGCTTGCTTGGTCATATCCAAATCACCAATGAACGCATCTCTGGCACGTTGAACGTCTGCCGCAGTTTGGTCATTGATCATTTTTAGGCTATTATTAAATACCGCTAACTGCTTATCGTTTTCAAGTGTTCTGTTAGCAGTCAACTCTGCAATAACCGCATCAGCCGCTTTACTTGCTATATCAATGTTCCCTTTACTAATAAGTTCTCTTAATCTAGCACCAGAGTCCCGATTAGAAGTAGCTAAATTATTCAAATCATTAAGTATTGCTGTGGTAAACAAATTACTGGCATCGTTAACAGCTTTCGCATTAGTGCTATCTACTGCAATGCTATTTGCCGCATTCCAGTTCTGAACTTGAATATCGTTCTGAGCTTGTCTATCCATGCTGGTAGCTTTAAGACCAAGGGCATTGTTGAGTAATGTGTTCTGCGCCGCTGCATTTGCTTCATTGGCTTTTTGTCTAGTCAACGCATCTTGTTGTGCAATAGGTAGAGCGGCTTTAATCGCTGCGTCTTGAGCAAATCCCGCAGCCGCGCCAGTATTAAGCATACCTCTACGCGATGCTTGCAAATTAGCCGCGTTAACCGCTTGCTGGATATAAGGATTATTCTTAGCTAACAGACCAGATAGCTGATTCGATACCATTGAATCCGGTGTAACATTAACTTCAGATGCTTTAGCAGCGTCAACCATTTTAGTGACATCAGCGGCTGAATTTGGATTAATAATGGTAGTTGGTGCACCTACTTTAGCAACATTAAGCATTCCCTTATCAATCATATCCTGTGTGATACCGGATGTGACGGTGCTGTTTATAGGGTTACCAAGTGCATCAAACCCACCGCCAAGTGTTTTGGTATCAAGTGGTGCAGTGGCATTTTTTAGCTTTAAGGCGTTAGCTGTTTCCAATGCTTGCTGATTAGCAAGGTCATTGGCTGTGGCGATAGCAGCCGCTTCCGTTGCTTCTTTTGTAGCTTTTTCATTTGCTAGGTTTTGATCTTCAATAATCTTAGCATCCGCAATAGCCTTATCTTCGGCTGTTTTCTTAGCATCTGCTTGCGACTGATTGTAATTAACAAAATTTGGATTAGTTTCTAAATTTGCCAATAATTCTTTCTTTTTCGTAACGAAAAGAGGATTCTTATTAGTTGCTCCCCCCGTTAATGCCCAGTTTGTATTGGGATCATTTTTTAAAATATCCCCTGCCCAAGTATCAAGTTGAGCATTAAGTACCTGTTGGCTAACCGTACCTGTTGCAAGACCACTATAAAAAGTCGGATCAAAGACCGCCTTTCCTTCTGCATTAACAACCGGTGCGTATTTAGTTTGATAATCATTTAGTCGATAATCTACCGCTGCGGGGTCAAGACTCCATTTATTATATTGTGATACAGCAGTGTCATAATTAGCTTGTCCAGCATCAATAAAATTATTGTTAGCATCATATGTAAATGCAGATAGTTCTGGCGCAGGAACATTAGTAAATTTATTTAATTTTGCATAATTGATAGGAGCAGTTGCCATTTAATTATCTCCGAGTAGCGATGTAATTTGACCACCAAGTATCGGTAGCAGTATTTCGATTGTCATTATAGTTACCTAAGTTTACACCGTTTTGTTGAGCAGTAGGAATTTGAAAATTTTTAAATGAATTCATAAGTCCTGTATTAGTATTGGTAGCTAGGTTCTTATTTTGAGATTGCATTCCCGATAAAATAGATGCGCCTAACTGTTGATTTCTATTTGTTAAATTAGTTAATAATTGCGTATTCTGACTAGATGGAACAGTTTGATTTCCTAAAATAACATTATTTTGTGAATTCAATGCGTTAGTAAAATCAGTATTTGTAACATAATTCTGTTTTTGCAAATCATTTAGCGTTAAAAATGAAGGGGCAGGGGCTTCTATTTTTTTAATTGGCGCTGTATTCAATGCATTAATTGGCGCTGTATTCAATGCACCAATTGGCGCTGTATTCAACGCACTGATTGACGCTGTATTTAACGCACTAATTGGTTTTGTATCTAGATCTGCAATAGATTTTGTAGCCAATGGGGTTATTGGAATATCACCTCCCACCGGTTGGACGGGACGACCTATTTTATTAAGATAACTAGATAATAGTTTTGGGGTACTATCTTTGTATAATACTCTACCTATAACAGAACTAAATGCGCTAGAATAACCATAATCCTTTGGAGTAAATGAGCGCTGCTTACCTGTAAACGGATCAATATACCCCCCGTTAGCTAATATGTCTTTTGCCCAAGCATTTAATATTTTTGTTTGCTCACTCTTAGCTTGTTGCTTAGATTTACTATCCCCTTTAATACCAGCGGCAATTAACTCATCACTTATTAAACGATTACCATCTTTATCAGTTATTAACGATAATTTAGAGGGGGCGGTACCTGTTAATTCAACAGGGGGGGTGGGTCGAGTCGCCATTACTTATCTCCGCCCAGTAACATATTGCGACCACCACTGATCGCCAGCAATTGTCCGATTGTCGTTATAATTACCCATATTCACTCCCGCTGTATTAGTAGGAAGTTGGTAATTTTTAAAAGCATCCATAAACCCTTGCGTTGCTTGTGTACCAAATGCTTGGTTTTTAGTGTCAACATCTTTTAAAACACCTGTTTTCCAAGTATCAGCTTGTGTTCCCCAATCAGTTAAAAATTTCTCATTTTGTTTTGTCAAGGCGGTTTGGTTTGCTGACAAAGAAGATTGCAATTGATCGTTTGTTAAATAACCTTGTTTTTGTAAATCAGCTAACGTCAATCCAGTTGTAGGTGTAGGTGTAGGTGTAGGTGTAGGTGTAGGTGTAGGTGTAGGTGTAGGTGTAGGTGTAGGTGTAGGTGTAGGTGTAGGTGTAGGTGTAGGTGTAGGTGTAGATGCTATATTAGCGCCTGTCATAGGATTATAAGCATTGGTAAGTACCCCAGTGGAAGAATTTGCCGCGCCTGTCAATGGATTATATGCAATTGGGGAGTTAGTGATACCACCAGTTAATGCTAAATTTGTTTGAGAATTTAAACGGTATTTAGCTTGATCTAACGCATCCAAATTAGCTTGTTGATCAACAGTTCTAGGCACACTTGTATCGTAACCTTGTGTTGCATTTGCTCTATTTGCAACTTCGTTTTGTAATGCAGTTATCGTAGCATTTGTCGGGATAGATATATTATTTTGTTTTGCCAAGGCTGCTTGATTTGAATCAATACCTAAATTAACATCTTTAAGAAAATTCTGAGCAGTTGAAACATTTTGAGCCATAGCTGGGTTTGCTGAATTCTTAGCAATAAAATCCATCGCCTGTTGTCTTTGTGCAAGTAAACCATTTAATTCTTCAATAGATGCCATTTTTATATTCCTATTATCTGTTTAGTTTTCTTGGTGTGTAATGAAGCACAACACCAGATAAGTTATGTCCTAAATCAATAGCCGTATTGGAGAAAACGACTAGACCGATGTTTGTTCCGCTTCCCTGTATGCGAATTTCTGGTTGAGATACAATCTTTCCGTCGTAGTAAAATGTATTCCAAGTGGCTTCATCCCAATATCCACCAGCGCCTTGCACTTCTTGGTAATTCATCAAATGCGTTGCAACACTTGGATCGGCATAAGAGAAATCGGGATTGAATCTAATTTCAGAATAACCTACTGACGATAACTCAACTTCAAGTTTTCTAAATCGCTTAATTGCTGAAGGTGATTTTACATTATTAAACGCTGTTCTGATATAGGCTTGAATAGGCTCACCGTCAAAAGATGATCCAGTATTAGCAACGTAAACATAACCATCCTCGTCACCAAGTAAAACGATATCTCGCCCACTAGCATCTTCCCCACTCCATGCGTAACTAATATTTACAGGATAGGTAAATTCAGAGAACTCATGCCCCATTGTCGTAGCGCCTGTTTGCGTTACACCAGAGGTCATTGTCATAATAATACCTGTGCCATCATTTGCATAAAAACGAACTTGATTCTTATTCTTATACGCAGCGGTAGCCACAATCTTTTCTCTAAATCTATCAATAACCGGCTGAATAGCGCGACTAATCGTATCGTGTTCAAATCCACCAAATACATAAGAAGGGACGATGCGTACAATTCCTTTATCATCAAACGAATAGAGTGAACCAAGATTCATCAAACCATAATGAATAGCGCCAATATCGGGAGAGATTAATTCAGCTCTGTATAAACTAGTTTGCGTATCTACAGATACTTGCCAAAAACTATCTCGACAAGCGACGGCAAGAACGCCACCAACAATCGCGCTCATTCCTGTAATCGTATCGCCAAACTCTTGAACATCTTGGAAACCAAGACTTGTCGTTCTAAAGTCATGGGGATTACCTACAGCAGAAAATACAACTGTGCCAAAGTAAGATAAGGCTAATTGACCGTTAATCGCTGCAATAGTAGTTGGTGCGTCAATAGTAATTTGTGTTCTGATTGGAATATACACATCCCCATCAAACTCAAATGCACGATTCAGCGAATCACATCCGTAGAGGTTCTTCTTATCCGCATCAGCTTGAAAGTTATGTTGAACAAACTGGTAGTTACCACCTTGCAGAATGCTAATTTGTGTAACAGGATTACCACTAGGATTGTCTACAATCGCAATATCGATAATACCCACTCGGATAGTGTCAGCTACATTACTTGTCCATGTGCCGGTAACACTTGTGACAATAAATCGACCTGTATCACTTCTCAAATTAATAGGATCAGAATGAAGCGCCCAAGAACTGTATGTACCAGAGCCAACTTTATTCGTAATATTGATAACAATCTGATTTGTACTATACGAAGTAACCGTACCATCCATGTAGTTAGTGGGTGAAGAAATTGAAGTAACTAAAATTGCTTGCCCTACTATATAGGATTTACCTGTTTGTGTAGTAAAGGTATGAGCGCCTAATCCCATCGTAATAGTAGAGTCACTGGTCGCTTCTAAATCATCAAGATTCTGAGATGTTTCAATAACTTGGCGTTTAACAGTTGCTGTTGCGCCCGAATTCTTTTGGTTAATAACAACACCATCAAGTACATCAACAGTACAGGTTTTAAAAGGTAGCGATTTAAACAAAGTGATTTGTTGCCATCCGGTAGAAGTAGACTTCCAAATATCAACTGCTGTACCTGCCGCGTTATCCCGAAAAGCATAAGCAACACCTTTGTACATACAAACACCGCGCAATACACCGCTACCAGTTACAGCATGGATATCAGCACGATAATCATCCGCTACTAAGCCAAGCGCATTAGCATGACCGATACCTGTCGGATGCCCATCTTTAGATGGGAGAATAGTCAAAGCGCCTTTTAACACACCACTGACGTTAAAGTTTTCAAGTACAAATGTACCCGTTACTCTATCGATAATCAGATAGTTTGATTCAACCTGCAATACTTTACCTGTAGCCGCGCTTGTAGCGCCTGTAATTGTTTGCCCTACTGTGACAGCGCCTACAAACGTGCAAGGGCAATAGTAGTAACTCTGAGCGCTAGGAGAAGGTCTACCATCAAATCTTTCATAACCATCAATGCGACGATAACCCCCGAGAGCATTGCACTCATAGTTATTGATTGAAATACATTTACCGGCATCAATAGTGAGAGGGGGCGATACCAAATCAAGTCCACCTGCAAAACGTGAGTATTGCGTCTGGGTTTTAACATTAGGTAGCGCGTTCATTCTCATGCGAGTTCTTCCGAAGCAGTAGGGACAGGGCAATTAAACTGTTCAAGTTTGAATAGCAATTTGCGGTATTCAATATTACCAATAGCGTAAAGCTCTTGTGCATTAAGTTGAGTGGCAAAATACATCAATGCTCGCCAAACCACGATCATGTGAAACCGCGCTTGAAAAGCAGGTACATCCGTATCATTTACAAGCACGAAAGGATTTTTATAATACTCGCCTTCTACCGTGTAAATATTGTCTGGTATTGGATAAAACGTAAGGGAATTATCCGCAGGTTTAATTGTAAAATGTGTTGGGAATCCGGTTTGAATACGCGCATTCCCAAACATAAATAGGTCACGAAACTCATCCCATTCAACAGGAATTAAATACTGTTCACTGACAATACCATTTGCTGTCAAATAAATACGCATTGTTTCTGGCGACCATTCGCTTAAATCAGTCAAACTGATAGCGGTTTCAGAATAATTATTAACACCGACGATGGTATTAAATGACATATCTCCTCGTAGGAAATCCCAATTGGCGTGTTGTAGTTGAATATCTGCATACGCAGTATTGATGTAATCAACAGCTTGTTTGTATTCACCCTGCTGATTTGCCGTTGTGATGAGTCCTGCACCAGAAATATCTGCTTCAGATAAAAGGCGATTAGCGAGTTCAAGAAATGTCATGGTTAATTCCAGTACGGTTAATTAAATATTATTGCGACAACACTGTGGTCAACCACTGATAACCGCGTGGATTAGGGTCTTTGATAACGCTGAACGGATACTTTTGGGATGTGTTACGCGAAATCATATTCACAGGATTTTCATCATTAGTATTAGGCGCAATAGTAATAAAAGTATCTGACTTTGCTCTAGCCAAAACTTCGATATATTTACGAGCAACTTGAATAGGCTTAGCCACTTCGAGCCATTCAATACGACCATTCACAGCCACGTCTACAAATCTTGGTGAGTAACGATCCGCAGAGGGTTCTAAACGGATAGTGATTTTTTCTTCCATAAAAGCCAATTCGTCAAAATAGACCATATCCAGTCCATTTGATTCAACAATAATTTCTTCATTGTCACGAATATCAGCAACGCTGTCTTGTAGGTTAATTGCAGGTTTCGCTCTACCGCGAACTTCTTCTGTATGTAGTTCTTTTTGGATTGCCATTGTTAAAACTCCGATAAATTAAAAAATGGCAGTGCGCCTAAAAGACACACTGCCGATAACGCATTAACCAGATACGCGAACTGATAAATTTTTACTAGCTAAAATCATTGCTGTAGTAGCGTTTTGTGATAATTGTACAGTACGGTCACGAACTAAGATTGAGTTAGCGCTAACCAATGTACGAGTACCTGCTGCAACAGTTTTGATACATACGTTGTCGTTAGTAACGGCAACACCTGTACCAGAAGAACCTGTACCGGCAGCGGTAGCTAAGAACTGAACACCAACGGTATTTGAAGGAGCGCCAAGAGCAACCCAGTCAGTTGTACCAACAGTTTTAACAGTGTAGAAAGTATTCACTGCAATAGCTGTTGCGGCTACGTCAACAGTAACACCTTCAAACCATTCAAATTTAGAAAGGTCAGTAAAGTTTTCAACACACACATAACGTGGTTTAGAACCAATATCTAACTCGACATAATCCGCTGCGACAATAGTCGTTGCGTCAAATGACAAACGAACAAAGGTATCGAGTTGCGAATCTTCGTCATTTGATTTATTTGTTAATACATAAGTTGTATTTTCAGCCATTTCATAATCCTCAAAAAGGTGCGCTGAGAATTAACTCAGCGCGGGTATTAATTAAAGTGATTTAACGCCAGCGTAGCCTAAAGCCATCCACTGATTGTTTTCAATCATCACACCTTTCCACCAGATAGACCCGGCATAACCACGTTGACCGTGTGGATCAGATTTAGTTTTTTCACCCGCTGGGATGAAAGTAGGTGACATTGATTCTTTACCGCGCAATGCAATTTGCGAGAACGCATCTTGAGCAAATACAAAGAAAGGATACACGTCAATGTTTGTACCTAAAGTTGATTGGCAACCGGTTGAGCCTGTAGCCGCACCTGCGCTCAATTGAGCAGGTAAATCTGGTGAAGTAATGAAACGGAAACGCTCAACACGACCAATTTCATTTGGCATTGGAGTGCCGCTTGCGTAAGCTGAAGTTGGAATAAAGCCTGCAATATCACGCAAATCTGGTTCAAAGTCAGTGTGGCAAATAACCACATAGCCGCTTTCAACAGGTTGTGTTGCAATATTTGGAGAGGCTTTTAATGTGTTAGTTACAGGGCGAGCATGGTTAGCTTGCATTGCTTTTGTGATTTTACGGATGTTAGCTAATTTCAAGTAGTCATTAACTGTACCAATAGATGTACCTGTACCTGCGTAGAACACGTTAGTACACGCTTTTAAAGCGCCAAATAAAATCATTTCGTTGACAAGCGCAACACGCTCACCAACTTGTTCAACCATTGCTTTGGGAATATCATCTTCGTACAAATCAGCCACTTTATCAGTGAAGCTGTATAAGCATGAGTATTGATTGATTACCGCAGTAATGTCTTGCGCTACGATAGTATCCGCTTGTGGAGTAACGCCTTCTTGCGTTAAGTGAGCATTAGCCATTGCCGCGCCACGATCACCTGCTACGTTTTGGAAGAAGATGTTTGGATTACCAGCAGTTGCGTTATAAGGAACATAGCGACGTGCCACATAAGTTTCACTTTGGTTTTTAGGCAAAGAAATTTGACGACCTTGTTTTGCTAAAACTTCTAGCGCCACAGCGTGTTTTAAAATCTCGCCTTTGAATTTATTAATTCTGGCGGGGGATGTATTGTAACCTTGAATAGCCATTTTAAAGCATCCTTACGTCATCACGACGTTATAGTAAATTAAATTAAGTTAGTCTGTATTAAACCCTGCTTCAAAATCATCTTCGTAATTTTCATCAAATCCACCAGTGCTTGTTGGCATGACTGCCGCTTCTAGTTTCTGATGCTTTTTATTCTGGTTCTCTTGATACAAAGCCTTATCTCTTTTATACGCGCTAATTGCAGCGGAAATAAAACCGGAATCCCAAGTAGTATCTAGTCTATCTTGAATGTCCGCAGGTAATTGATTTTTCCAACCATTGAAATCTTGTGATTGTGCAATCTGCTCCCAATCGGGATGCTCTCTTGTCACAAGTTTCATCTCAAAGTTATTCTCAATTTGAGCGACCTTTTGTTGCAAGATTAAATCAATCTGATTTTGATCAATTCCACCTTGTTGCTGTAAAGGTATCTGAGATAAATCTCTTGCTAAGGCGTTGGCAAAGTCTTCACCAAATTCCTCACGCATATTAGAGAACATCTCAGCAGTAACATTGATTGGTTGAGCTTCTCTTGGTTGCGCGGACGATTGAGCCAGTGCTTCAAGACGCTTAACTTCTCTGTTAATTTCGCCAATTTTACCGAATAACCGCTGGTTGTTTTGTTCAAACAACTCTCGGACTTGTTCTTCAGAAAATGATGGATTTTGTTGGATGATTTCTTGTATTGCGTCTTCTTTGATTTCGTTGGATGGTTCTTCACCGAACTCCTCAAATCCGTCAGCAAACGCTTCGTCAACTTCTACTTCTAAATCCACATTTTCTTCTTGTACTTGTGATGCTTCCATTTTTACTTCCTATGCTTTCGCATTTTAGTCGCAGGGCAGTTAGCTGTGCGAGTTACTAATTGTAGGGGATGTTACTCGCCTACGGGTTTTTCTATAGACAGGAGATTCTTGATCTCAAGTATCTGCCCTCTAAGTCTATCTGTTGAATCCTGCGATTGAGGATTGTCATTCTTTCTACGCAACTCATCTAAACGCGATAAGTAATATTCTCTAATTGCAATCCAAGCCGGAGAATTCGTATCTACTTTTGGTTTATCTATCATTTATTACCTTCAACGGTAGAACCATCTGGCAACAGAATGTAAGTACCTTTCTTTTCATACTTTGAGAAATATTCTGCTAATTTTTCTGGTGATGTATTTTTCAAATTATGTTCAGATGGAATAAAAAGATTCTGATCCACCCCACCACTTATCCATTTACCACCTTTTTCAAATTCATTTGAATACTGACTTTGGTCAGAAAATGTAATATGACTTGGCATTTTAAAAGTATCGGGATAATGTGCTTCCTCACCTTCGCGCGGTTTTATTTTACCTTCTTTTACCGCTTGCTCATATCCAGCATAATCATAATCTTTATTTGAAGGAGGGGCTTGTTTTTCACCAAGTGCTTCAGATACTAATTTTCCAACTTCTTTATTTGAAATTTTATCTTTATTTAAAATAGTTTCCAAAGCAGCTTTTACTTCTTTTTTATCGGGAGTTTCCTCACCGCTATAAGCGTTGCGTAAAAACATTATTGCACGGTCTTCCTCAGTAGGCGGAGATTGCTTTTCTGGGGGACGAGTTATGTATTCTTCCTCTTTACCGTAACCCTCTTTAAAATCTTTTTCAGTAGTATCTTCAGCCATAACTATCTCTGATAAGCCTGTCCATTTGGCGCTCTACCCTGTGGCTCTGTGGGAGGAGTTAGCACCTGTTTAGATAATTGGGTTTGTACATTTAATTTCTGTGCTGTTTGCGCTAATTGCGATTTGATTTCAGCCACGCTAATTTGAGTTGATTGCGATAGTTCCATAATCTTCATGTCACGTTCCATCTGCTTCATTTGGATTTCATGCTGTCTATCAATCTCAGATTGTTGTGCTTTGAATTTGAGTTCTTGCATAGCGAGCGTTTCTTTAACTTGCATCTCAGCCATATCAGTAGATTGCAAGAATTTAGCTTTATCCATTTCACCCGCAGCACGAACTTTAGCAACTTCAATCTGACCTGCGACTTTAGGGTCTTGTGGTGGATTTTGTTGCGCTTGTGCTTGCATCTGCTTCATTTCTTCATCGCTATATTTAAAGCGCTTACTATCAAGTTTTTGTGCTTTAAATGCTTCATCAATCCATTTAGCAGGATTGATTTGGAAAGCAGGATTCATTACAAGAGCGCCAAGTTGCATAATAGCTTGATGCTGTGCGTCACGCTCAAACAGAACAGTAGAACCGCGAGCTTCAATATTGAAGTCACCTTTCAATTGCTCATCGCCATAAAGCATTATCCATTCATAGTATCGAGTAATATGCGGAACAGTGACGCGATCATCAAAGTTACGAGCAATGTTTCTGCGAATCGTACCAGCGTTATTCTGAAGCATGGTCATGCCACCGACAGTATCTGGCGCATTGCCTTGCTGACCTTGTAGCATCATGGGTAGACCGGTAATATCCTCTGCCATCTTTAAGGCATACTGGATAATTGCCATTAAGTCTTGGGTAATGATTGGAATGATAATTGAGCTTATCGCGCCACGCGCATCTTGAATTGGCGAATCGGGCGATAGTCTAAGTAATGCCCCGCTACCGACTTCAACTAAGCCACCGTCAGCCGATTCAACACCATCGGCAATAATGGTAGTAGGTCTACCGCCTTTACCGGCATTGTCGAGCAGATTACGAGTAGCCGCGTTGATGATGCGCTGTGGTTCTCTTACTTGACGCGCAACCCCAATACCTGTCCAAGTATCGTTCATTGGTTGCCACACCATTACGTCGTAAGGGAATTCACCGCTTTCCAGTGGGTTCATAGTTGCTTTAATAACCCGATTATTAACGATGACAACGACAACATCATAACTATCATTATCGCCACACTGACAACCAGCAGCTTCAAGATCATCTCTACCCGCTTCGCCATAGTAATACCACACTTCAAATCTATCGCCATAAGTAGTCTTATCACGTTTCTTTTCTAAATCGTCGTCAGCGCCTTCTCTAAGCACTAAATCAATTTGAGAAGAAATGTAGCCTTTTGCTTTGCGTAAATTGCGTAATTCTTTTTTGGTAATATAATCACGTTCCCAAACAAAACTTCCGCTGTGAATATCATCACCGCATGAAGGATCGGGATAAAAGTTTCTTACATCAATGCGTTTGGAGGCAGGGCGAATTTCAATCACCTTAACATCAGCAACACCTTCTGCTTGCATTTCACCTTGCGGTGTTGGCATTTGTTTTTGAAACATTTTGTGAACAGAGTTTTGCTCATCAACAATTGGATAACAGCCTTTGATAACACCTGTGCCGAGAATAGCGGAATCTCTCAGTACCTTGCGCACTTCACGATTCCAATGCGCTTCAACTAACCAATCTTCAATTTGTTTCTGTGCTTCTTCTGCTTTCTTTTTAGCGTCTTGTTTAACTACTTCTTCAAATTGCTCAATAGGCATTTGTTGATTTTTATACATGACGATGCCGACATCAACAGGTTTTACTTGAAGCAATTCCATTGTGGCAGGTTTGGGAGTTGGACGAACTTCAAAATTTGCATCGTCAACTGGGAGAAGCATATCAGCAAGTGACATGGCAGCAATATCTGTGTATTGCTTGGTGATGTTCATAAACACGTTAGAGCCAGTTCGCTTTCTATTAGTGCGCGAATAGCCACCACGATCTACGAGATTTTTGGTAATAGACGTACTGACTTCACCACGATTAGCGTCATCAATTCCTTCATAGTATTCACTATCTTGATCCCAAATTTCTTCAATGCCCGATTTTTTACGAGCTTGGATAGCCTTCTGTCTTTTGGACAAAAGTGCTTTTCCGAATCGGTCAAGTCTGTCAATTTTAGAATCGTCTATCATCTCTTAGTTCCAGTTAAAGGAGTTTGCTCTGTCATCACGACATGGCGTAGCATCATCTCGACGCTAATTATAAAGCATTTTAGATAATTTCGTTAATAGTTGCTGTCGCAATATCAATGGCAGTATCTTGTGGAATTTCTCTAATGTTTTCAACGTGTTGTACTGCGCCCCCAATATCACCATGAGAAATATCAGTTACTGCGCCTTGTGCTTCATCAACTGCTTTCTTAGCACTATCCGAAACTTTATGTACCATTTCATCAAAAAACGACATACCTTTCTCCAATTAATTAATATCCAACACCGCTATCATAAGGTTGCCATCTTGGAGCGGCAACAGGAGCGCGTCTATCTTCATTACTTAAACTTTCAGCATTAACTGCTAAGTACCTAAAGGCATCAGCACTATGGCTATAAGTGTCATGCAGTGGCGCACCAGCTTCATTTGTTCTTGGATTGATACTTCTACGATACCGCTTTAAACATTCGAGTAAACGAATAGAGTGTGCTTTATCAAAGTAACATTGCGAGAACATCAATCGAGCAGCTTTGATTCCAGATTCAATTGGCATATTAGGTGTAATTTTTACTTTACGTCCAAATGCCTTTAAAAGTTCTTCTGTACTCTTACCTGTTTTAAAATCCTTAGTTCTTCCGTCATGCGGCAAGAAATCATAACCCCAATTATACTTCTTACTATTCAATAGTCCAGCATAATAATCTAAGGTCTTGTGGTCATCTTCAATACTTTCAATAATTCTAATTTCACTTCGTACTTTTTGTACTAATAAAATAGCCATCGAATCATTCCAACCCAAATCCCAAATAGCATGAACTTTAAGTAATGGGTCATAAGGAACATTACAAATTCTGCCATGTAAAGTTGCCGCGTTAACTTCATTCGCATATATCGCACCTGTAACTGCGCTACGACATTTACCAAGCCAGATGTTCTCATAGTCTTCTGGATTAGTTTCCATGCAGTGTAGACGTTCTGCTTCAAGCTCTTTAGGGAAATAAGGATTATCCCCAAAGTTCATTTCAACCACTGTTGCGCTTGGCGCAGGGTTTAAAACAAATCGCGTGTAAGTATCATCTGTATCTAAATCGGGATTGAAACTCACCCAAATCTCAGAATCATCTTTACGAATAGTTGGAATTAGAATATCCCAGCTTTTCTTACTTACTGTTTGCGCTTCCTCTACCCATACAATATCACACCCTTCAATCGATTTGATGGATTCAACAGTATGTTGCGCTAAACCGGCAAACATAAAGAGCGATCCATTCATTCCGCGAATTTCAGTTTCAAGTACAGTAAAGAACGCACCTAAGCCAAGTCGTTGAATTTGATCGGATAATAGCAAATGCACAGACTGTTTAATACTCTTTTGAATTTCCCGTGTACAAAGTACACGCATAGGTTTTTGAGCCGCTAAGAGTATCAATGCTTGTGCAAAGTTATAACTTTTTCCCGATCCACGTCCTCCGTGTGCAACCTTATATCGTTTCGGAGCAAACAAGAATTGAAGTTTCTCTGGAAAATGTACGTCTAAGTTTTCAGCCATTATTTATTGTCGTGTCGGATTTAATGAAATTTAAAGTAATACATGGCAAATCTGCACCATCCTTACCACTGTGTTCAATCTTGTCAATAAACATACCCATATTCTTAGCAAGCAATTCACTTGCACGAATACGCGCATCTAACTTAATGTAATCTCCGTTTTCGTCTTTGTTACTGCGAACGAGCTTAGTCCAAAACTCTTGAATTTCATAAATCGACGCTATCTTATCAGAGAACTGATCTTTCAATTCATCGATTACTTCAAGTTGTTTTTTACTAAGTTCACCACTAAGTTCCGCCCACGCTTCTTTGACAGCAGGTGTATTTAAAAGTGAATTTCCTTTTTGGGTCGCACCCTTTTCAGAATAGCCTGCTGCAATAACAGCACTAGGCGCATCTTGACCGTTACTTAAGTAAGCAGTCAAGAATGCCCGTTGGCGGTAATTGAGCTTGTTGAGAGCATCAAAAGCCATATTACATCATCGCAGGTCTAGTTGGTTTACCCATAGGTGCTTGTTGCGCTGGAGCGCCACCCATTCCCATACCGCCTTCTTCACCACCAAAGCCTTTGGCAAACAGTGATTCAGCACTTGCATTTTCACCGCCTTCTAAAAGACCTTTGGCAATTTTCAAAGCATCGTTAAGGTCACGCGCTTTTTGCACACCTGCGCCCATACCTTCTTCCATACCTTCCATTGCACCTTCACCGCCCTCAGCCATTTGCTCTTGTTGATTTTCTGTTTCAACAGTGTATTGACCTTGTGCATCGCGTGTAATTGTAACTGCTAATTCTTCCATTTTCGTTCCTAGTTAAAGGGCGCTACGGTATGTAGCGCCAAGTGATTACTGCTATCGACGATTATACTGGTAATTGTATTCTATCAATAACTCTTTCTCGTCGTTTTCAAGTTCTTTTAGAAGTTGTTTATCACCTTCAATTCGCGCTTCATCTTGTTTTTTACGCAAATCTTTTACATCTTTGATAATAGACTTTGTTTCATCGTAGAAATCAAGTAACGATTGATTGCGAGTTACAAATTTATCAATTGCCGCGTCATCCGCTAATTTCTCATACTTTTTAAACTTGTCGTTAATATCTTCAGCTTCTTTACGTTGCGTTGTATAAACCCGACGGTAGGCATCGATAGTGTCTTCTTTAACAAAATTGGATACTAATGGGAGTTTACCAACACTCATTTCTTCCGCATTCATTGATGAAGTATAAAGCGAATTTACAAATTTGTAAGCCTGTGTACCTACCGAACCTGTTAAAGCATTTAATGTGTATTTCATAGATTCGGGCGATATATCAATTAAACCAGATTCAACTTTTGTTCCGCCTGTCACTTTGTTCATCCATTTAGCGAAGTCTGAAAATATCGTACCTCTTGTTGTAGACCATTCTTTTTCACTATCTGGAATAGTGGTATCGTAAACATCTTCTGGATAGATAGGTTTACCCCATTGATTTCTATTGTAATTTATAGAAAACGGTATTCTTCCCGCAGTAGGAATCAAACCGCTTATCAAATCTTTAGCGTTCCATTCACCCGACACCATTGGGTTTACATACGAGAAGTTATTAAAGAAAGACGACATGAGTTTGTTAGTGATTTTTTCTGGATCACCACCTAATTGAATTCTAGCAATGGCTGTACCTACATCTTTCCAGAAAGACAAGCCATAAGGTAGTTTCCAATCTACGCGCAGACCTGTTTTTTCATCTAACGTCACGCTAAGGAATCTGGTTTTTTCTTCCTCTGGAATCAAATCATCATCCCCATCATCACCGCCAAGTAGCGCTATCAAATAACCTAACGTCACATAAGTAGAAAGCATCGCTGCCGCTTGCACTTTATGCTCACCGCGAATAGTTGCATCAACTAGGTTTTCAGTACCTTGAATAGACGCATTTAAGAATAAATACATTGCACCAAGTTCACGACCAATTACACCGCGACGATTAAAGTTAATGGTTACATTACGCGCAATTTTAGCGGCTTCCTGTGGGGATTTACCGTTATCAAGTGCTACTTTAAACGTAGACAATCGAGTTGCCGTTTCACCAACTTCCCCTAAGTATTTCAATAAGTTAGCTAATTTATTTTCTACTACCATCAGTTTTAATTTATCCAATGGATACTCATAGAATTTAGTATCTAACATTTTTGATTTCAAAACAGCCAAGTTAAGTTCATCTGCTTTTTGCTCAATACTTGAAATAAATGCCGCGCCAGATTTACCACCATTATCATAGTAAAGTCTGATTGCATTATCCCATTCCGCATTACTGGTAGAGCCTTTCGCCATATATTTGGCAATCTGTAGTGATGCCATTGGTGTTTTAGCAAGAACCGTTGAAGCGTATTTAAAACCTTGGCGAGCCGTGTTGGTGTAAAGCGCAACTGCTGGATCGACCATCGCCCCGTTTGCAATAATGAATGCTGGATTCAAAATAGTGTAAGAGTGACGTAGGAATCTATTGAATGCCGCCATGACTTTAAACATAGAATAAATGTTTTCGTCACCAAGTCTATTGAACGCTTGAACAAACGCTTCATCATTAACAACAATGCGAACTTGTTTACCGTTTCGCCAATAAGATATTTCCTCATTTTGGTCATAAGGTTTTCTCATCAAAGTGACTTGTGGTTCACCACCGACTTTAACAATTTCATATTCGCGTTTTTCTTGTCCTGTTCTTGCTGTTTCAGCTTCAACATAGCGACGTGCATCTCGGAGCGTATCACGAACACCAATTTCACTACCGTGGAAATACATAACGTATTGCGCTTTTGCTTTACCCATAATAGGTTTCATTGGCGTTACTTCGTTTTCCCATAAGTTAATATCGGGATTATCCTCAACTAATTTATATAATGTGGATTGCACATACATTTTAGAAGATCGGATAACAGCACGTTCCAAATTCATAACAATGTTTTCGACAATTTGATTTGCGCGAGATTGTCTACCGAGCATTTTTCTATCAAATTTACCCGATATCGAGAAACCTTGCCCAATGTTACCACGGCTAGATTTCTTAGCTTTACCGGTAACTTCATCAACTTCTTCAAAGCCCTTTAATGGTACATGATAATCAAAACCATCTTCCCATGATTCCGCTTGTTCTGGTGAAATATCACCAGATGACTTTAGGATATTCATAACTATGGTTTGAATGTTTTGCCAATCATCGGTTAATTTTTCAAACTCAGCGTACTTATCACCCATCGTATCTTTATATCTTTGGATAATAGCGGCTGATTCAGCATCAGTCATACCGCTACCGCCTTCACCTAATTTACGGAATTTAGGATTGATGGATTGGATATAAGCATTACGCTCTGGTGCGTGTTTAGCATAAAGAAGTAAACCGATTTCATCTTTGTTTACATTCATTTTTGCCATTCTGTCAATCAGCGGTTGGATGTAGCGCTCTTTGAGTTTTTCCAATTGGTTAGCTGCAATATTACCTGCCGCTTCCATTGCAAGAACCACGTCATTACTTTCATCAACCTTGCCGCCTTGCTCTCTAACTCTATCCATTACCACACGGATTCTTAGCAAATCATCTTGAATCCATTTGCGTAAGAACTGGAAAGATGTTTCGGCAGGAATATTGAAAGTGCCGTCTGGGTTTTGAGAAGGCATATTTTTACTAGCAAGTAAATTCCCGCTATCTATTTCATCTGTATCAAATGCAGCAAATATTGACCGAATTTTAGTAGGATCGAACATGGCGATGTTTTCAACACCGCCTTCTGTCATATATGCGCTGTCATAGCCGGTATAGTTATAAAATGTATTGCCACTCGAATCTCTGTTTGTCAAGTCGTGTTCCATTATTCCCCAATTACCACGCTCAATCTCCCTTGCAAATAAACGTTTTTCTTCTTCTGGGTTTCTTGAATATTCGGGGTTTTCATCAAGAAAATCAGAATACCAGTCAATAGCCTCTTTTTTCATTTTGTCATTTCGGTAATCAAATGTGTATTTTGTATTTAAAAATACAGGTATCACATAACCATCACGTCCATATCTGCTGGCAAATTCAGCATTTTTTGTAAATGAAATCGTATTATGACCACCGGTTCGTCTACCTTCGTCACGCATTCCAACAGGGCTAAATTCTTCAAACGGTTGCTGGTTGTTTGTTCCGTGATACCATTTAGTTTTTGTATCAAAACCCATCTCACGCGCTCTTTCCATTCGCGCTTCAAATGACATATCCAATCCTTTTGCAACGGCATTTAACCACTCTTGCGCTTCACCTGCGTTTTTACCTTTGTAACCTACTTTGCTTGCTTTAGTAATAAGGCTATTAGCGTCACGCTTATTTACTCCTAACATCTCTGGTGCTTTGCGCAATGTCGCATTGGCAATGTAAAGTAAGTCTTGGTCGCTGAGTTTATTTGCCCATTGAATGAAACCCAATCTTTGCGCAGCAGGGAACATCTTTGACATATTGCGAAGTGCATTTTTGAGCCATGCTTTGAATTGCTGAACAACTTTTAATTTAGGAACGTATTTTACAAGATAAGCCAATGTTTCTTCACGCAAATCTTCCTGCGGTGTATCAGCATCAAGCGCATCCTGTCTACCTTTTAACGCAGCAGGGTTTTTAACTTTAACCAAGTTATCAGTTGCTTTTAAAAACTTTTCAAATTCAGTTTTATTTTCACCCATATTAAGCATATGAACACTGACTTCGTGCATCATCAGATAATGTAAGTCTTTATCTTTGCTAATATTTTCTGAAACAAAGTACGTTTTACCCTCAGCAGGATTAAAGAAGGCTTCAATGTCGCCATTTTTGCTGTAACTAACTTCAGCCGCTTCTTCAACAATCGCCTGTGCATCAGCATCAGAGATGAATTCAAACATACCTGTTGCAAGCAATCTATCAGTCCAACCTTTACCGTAAGCGTCATCACCGGCTTGTGTTAAGCCTTCTTTTAATGATTGCTCAGTATGGTTATCGACAGTGGGTTCTTGCGCTTGGCTAAACAACAGCTCGCTGAAATTAAGCAGAGCATCACTGCGGCTTTGTGAATCATTTTCAGTGTAACGCTTAATCTTGGTGATACCATTGGCGTTTAAGATTTTGACTGCTTCGTCATATTCTTTGCCTTTAGGAACTAATGCGCCTGCAAACTCATTTAATTTTACAGCTCGTCCAATTTTCGCTTCAAAATAATGCGCGGGCATATTTTTGAGTTTATCTAAAAAGTCATATACCTTTGTCATTGTTTCAGCAGGAACGTCTTGATAAGACTCTTTAAATGCGCGCGTTCCTTTTGATACTAAATCACTTAGCGCATCTGTTGCACTTGGATTCGAGTAATCAGAATAAGGTCGCAATTCTTCTGAAAGACTTTCAAACTCATTGCTCAATTCTTCTTTTAACGCTTCAAGTTTTTCCGCACTAACAATGTCACCTCGCGCTGCTTGAATCGCTTTGACTGTTTTAAATTGCTTTGCGGTATAGGCTCGAATTGTCCCAATACCGTAACTGACATTTTCACCGCCTTTAACCGTTTTAGTCATTAGCTTAACGACAGTATCAAGGTTATGCGGTAAGTAAATACGATTACCTGCGTTAGTGTATCCGTTAAAAATACGCTCATCGGTAATTAGATTACTGTAATTTTCAACTAACCATTTTTCATATTGCGCTTGATTTGTTTTTTCACGAATCAATTTCGAAGTCGCGTAATCATCAATGGATTTTGGTTTACCTTTTTGATTTCGAAATTCCTCAATAGCGTATTGATAATCAAATGCTAAATTAGATGCTTGTTGACTTTCAACTTCAAGGTAAGGTCTATTTTGATTTAGAGTTTCATTTCGCTTTCTAACTGATTCATTGTAAGTATCCACGACAGCTTGGACAAACGCAGGGTCTTTAGACAATTCCATTGAAGGGGTATTTGATGTAACAAACTTCTTCATGTTAGCAGGGGGGAGTTTGTTCACCTTATATTGCAGCTTAGGTGCTTTGCCAATTGATTTTAAAAATTCATATTTTAAAGTTACGTTATCAGCTAAACCTTGTACTAAACCTCTATCTTCAATACTTGAAGCATTGATTGTTCCGCGATACCCGATTGCTTTCGCTAAGGCTTTTGCATCATCCGATAAGGCTTCGTTTGCATTAGAAACTGCTTTAGAATCAACAATATAGGTAACGCTAGGGTAACGTGGAGAATACACATCCGCGTTATAAAAGCGATTGGCTTTATCCGCTTCTGGGGTAAACTGTGACGTATCCCCAATCAGAGTGATTTCACCAAAGCCGCTAAGTGGATATTTCTGATTAACTACTGCGATACTTGGCGCAGGTAATCCGCCCATCTTGTCAGCATGAACTAAGTTTTTAACACTTAGATTATGGACAATAGCAAGCGGGTTATCGTCTAATACTTTTTTAGCCGCTTTGCTAAAACGAACATCATCACTTCGTTTATTAAATCGTTTTGATAAAGGTATTACGTTTGCGTCATCATCGTAAGTAACCGCGTCAATTAACTTACGGTTATTTTTTGTGTTAGCGTATCCATATTCTTTACCGTCATCAAATCCTAATTCGTGAATTGAATTACCATCAGTAAATATGTTTCCAACAGTGGTTACAATTTCCATTACGCGATAACCATTAGGTAACCATCGTTTACCGTGTTCTTCAGCGTAAGCGCGAGTAGTTGATACCCAATCACCATTTCTAGGCATTGATTCTTTGACATCGTTTGGCACGGCACGATAAACCATAATAGCTGCGTTTGGTTTTTTACCGCGCATACGTTGTAATTTAGCTATAGCTTCACTATCACTAGGTTGACCATCACCATAATAGTTTACTGCCGATGATGAATAAATATCTTCTGGATATATGCTAGTCAAATCGTTGATAGGGTAATCATTTCGATTAGGCGCTTCGTGTGACATTTGATAGTCACTCATACCATACCCTGCATTTTCAGCAGCAAGGTTCACCATTTCTTGCGCAGTTTCCATATCACCTGCTTCAACCGCAGCTAAATATTTGGCATCGTCCGATTTGCTTACTTTGGCTTTGCTAAAGCGAATGTCGTTTGATTCCTTACTAAATTTACCTGTGTTATCTGTAGCGGATTTGATTTGGTTATTGTGTAATGGGACGAACGCAAATAACGCATTAGACTTTGCTATTTTTGGAGTGTCGCCCTCATCCACTATCATCCCATCATAACTCACCCCTTCAACTCTTTCAAAGTGTCGTAATGCAGAATATAGTTTATCTGCCCAAATAAATGACAAAGGTTCAGAAGATTTAAGTCTAGTCAAACCTTCTGACAATCTAGGGTATTTATTTGAAAAATACGGTATAAATTTAGTATTATAAAAATCGTTATCTTTTTTATTTTGAGAATCAAATGGGTTTCTAATATTTAAAAATAACGCCATTGGCTTTTTGCCGTTGGAGTACACTTTTGCGTATTTTGGGTCTTGTGTAAAGAAATTCCCTTTATATTCGTTAAACTCCCAAAACTTTTCGCTAGTCCCATGATAAACAACCAGTGGTTCACCATTCTCATCAACAACCTTACTTGCATTTTCTGGATCATTCTCCCAGTCACCGAACCACTCTTTAAACTCTGGCGTTCTTACCTGTTCGTATTGCGTCGCATTGAGATTTGATACCTTACCATTAGGCGCTAGGCGTTCTTGCGCTTTGGCTTTGCTGAATTTGATATTAGAATCATCTTCACTATACAATTCATTATACAAATCAGTAAGATAGGCTTTCGCTTTATCTGGATTTTCTTTTGAATACTCATTAAATTTAGAAATTAATATCCCTTTGTTTGATGCAGGGAGATAAAGGAATTCATCAGAACCGAATACCAATTCGTTAATAGTAGCAACTTCATCTTCGGTTAAATTGCGTTCTAATTTTGGAATTTTAGCAATAGGTTCTTTTATTTTCGGTGCAAACAAGTCGCCAGATGTTGTCATACCCGTACCTTTCATCTCATCGACAACAGTATCTACCTCTTGATCACCTTTGCGTTTCTTTTCCGCTTTAAAGTCTTTCATTAACTGATCTTTTTCAGCTTGCGTTTTAGCATCTAAGATTGCGTTAAGTTCTTCATTTGTATAGGTATTTAGAAGTTCGTCTTGCTCTTGTTGGTCTTGGTCAGCTTTGTCAGCCGCCATTTTATCAATGGCGTTATCAATCCCTTGAGATGTATAGACTTTTTTCCCTGTTCCAAAATCAGCATCCAGTGATTCTCTAAGTTTAGCAATTAAATCGTTTTCCCCATCAACGTCATAACCTTTATCAGCTAATTGTAACGCCATTCCGTCAAAACCTTCGGAACTTGTTTTAGTAAAATACCAACCTTTGAAATTAGAAAAACCTGCTCTATTTGCCATTTCACGATTGATACCGCCAAGTTTACCGATAGCAGTTTCAATAGGTTCTAAACCGGTTATTGCTCTTAGGTTATTGGTAGCGGGTTTCTTTTTAGCAACAGGTTGCATAGTGGGTTGGTCTTCTTCAACTCCGCTAATTTGGTCTTGACTGATACTACCAGTCATTTGCTCACCTGCATTTACACCTTGTTGTTTTACACCCATGTACCTTTTACGAGGAGCGTTTCCTACTTCTCCCATATCAACAGGCTCTTTAGCAATTGGCGCAGGACGATTATTTAAATAGTATTCACGTTGAACCGTGTTAAGTACAAACTTTTTGCCTTTGGAATCAAACAGTATTCCATTTTTGTAAGTTGCACCATTCCGTAACCATTCATCAACTTTACGCAAAGCATCGGATTCTTGTCTAACTGGCGTAGACGGTTCGACAAAATTTGTAATAACATCTTGTCCTTGTTGACCTTCAGTTACTTGTTCCCCTGCGTTTACACCTTGTCTAACAAGTCGTGTGCGTTTTGAAGAAACAGGTTGTTGCACACCAATATCTACAGGCGCATTTGCAATTTCCGGTTTACGTCTTCCATAAGAGGATCGTAAAAGTTCATACGCATTAATATCATCTTCGCTTAACTCCGTATCTTTAAAGCCTTGACGTTTTAATTCGGCTTTAATAGCTGGCTCGATATTGGAAGCAGATACATTTTTATCAAATACAGTTTGAATAGCCGCATTACGATTGTTTCGCGTTCTTATCCATTGTTGTTCTTCAATTCGTTGATTTACTGAAGAAAGATTGCGAGTTTCTCTATTATTTGCAATACGTTCTTTAATTTGGGTGTCTAAAACTTCTTTTAATGCGCTAGTCTTAAAAGAAGGCGCGCCTGTAATAGTGTCTTGCCCTTGTCGAGTTTCGTTATAACCTTGTTCAGTTAATGCAACAGGTGTTTTGCTAATAGCTGATGGTTTAGTAGTTAAGTAATATTCACGTTGCGCTTTGTTTAATAAGAACTTTTTACCTTTGGTATCAATGAGCATTCCGTTTTTGTAAATAGCACCGTTTCTTGCCCATTCATTTACTTTTGCAAACGTAGCAGGTATTTGCTCTGAAATTACAGGCTCTGCTTTTTCCTTAATCAATCCTTCTACATTCATTTCATTTTCTGTAGGAGGTATCATTTCTGGAGCTTGTACAACAGGCGTTGTTGGCGATGCTTTTAAAAGTCTGTAGGCATCAATATCATCTTGATTGATTTCAGTATCTTTAAAACCTTGGCGTTTCAGTTCTGCTTTAATTGCAGGAAAGATATTTTCAGCAGGTATATCCCGATCAAACACCATTTGAATAACGGAGTTACGATTGTTTCGAGTTTTAGACCATTGTTCATTTTCAATGGTTCGGTTAATAGAAGGAATGCTTGATTCAACTCTCGCGGTTCTTTGTTGCTCTAATATTTGCGCAAGTTGTTGATTTTTATCGTTAATTTCTTGAGAAATTAAATCATCGACTTCTTCTTGTTTAGATTGCTCATATCCTTTTTGAAATTTACGATAAGCCAGTTCATCCCTAACAGTTGATAGCTGTTGTTCTAATTGAACCGCGTCTTGATAATCCTTATCGGTTATTTCAACTTCTTTTTTCTTAGTGAATCTATCTGCAATTTTATTCGCATACTCCATATTGATTTCACTACCAATTGAATTGGCTTCTACAATATCGGTAAATGCTTTGATGGCATCATCCGCAGTTGTAGTTTTACCAATTTCTTCATCAATCTTTTGATTATCAACGATAGGTGCTTCGCTATCAACTACAGGCTCATTAGTATCTGGCACATTGCCTTTACGAGTTAAATTTTCATCCCTAAAGATGTTTTCGTATTCCTGTAAAGTGCTAGTGGTTTGATCGCTTGTAGGTGTTGATTGTGCTGTTGTAGTATCACTTGTTGGTAATCCACCTTGTAGCATTGATTCTGCAATCGGTGTACCTTCGGGTTGAGGTTTGTCTTGGCGCTGTATATTTTTAGCCGCCATATCTGCAAGGCTATATCCACCTCCCATTAAGCCACCGGTGACTAAGCCAATAGCCGCTGCGTTAGATACACCTTCTAAAATATCCGGCTTATCTAAAGCAATGTTTTGAAGTATTTGCTCTTGCGCTGATTGTGGCAATTCTTCAAGTACACCTTCAGTAAACACACCGCCTAATGCTTGTTTGAGAACTGACTTATTAGCAACGTCTACCGAGCCTGTGCCGTTTGATAAGGTATCAAAATCAGCAATACCTAATTTCTTAGCGACTACACCGCCTACACCGGCTAAGAACGCATCGCCTGCACCTGCTGCGACTGCTAACGCTGATTGTTTACCTGTCAATAAACCTGTTTCAGTTTCTTGACGTGTTGCTTCGGCTTGTTGCCCTGCGCCTACTACTAATTCACCTGCGGCAGGTGCTACAAATGAGGATGCTCTACCTAAACCACCAAGTGCTTTTACTGCTCCGCCAATTCGCCCGCCAACATACGATGCAGGTAATGATTCAAGCGCTGTATTAACCGTTGCAGATGGATTAGTAACGGCTGATTTTAACGTATCTGTAAATGTATCTTGTGACTGTATTTCTTTTTGAGCGGCTTGTTCTTCGGGAGATTGTTGAGCAGTCAGATAATCTTTAGCCGCTTTATAATCAATACCTTTTTCTTCTAGGTATTTACCGGCTTCACCGCTACTGGCAATATCGGCAATACCTGTAATGAATTCGGGAACACCTATTAAGCCTTTCGATAATGCTAATGATTGGTCATAAGCACGTTTACGGACAGGCTCAACAACATAGTCCATAAGAACATTGGCAGTTTCCTTAGCAGACTGATAGGCTTTATCAGTAAATGATATATCCCCCTGCTCTGCTACAGGTTGCTCTGGCGTTTGTGCTACGGGATTTTCTACAGGCTCATTTACTTTTGCAGGTTCTTGCGCATTAGATAATGAAGGTAGATATTCATTATTAAAATAATCACTGACTTCTTGCTCTGTTGCATCGTCAGTTGCTTCGATATTGTAAATTGAACCATCGTCAGTGGTTATTTTATATTTAGCCATTAGTCACTACCTTCTCAATGCTTATGATTTTACTGGATGTTTTAGGTTTACTTTGTAAAGGCGTACTGCCGTAAGTATTATCAATGTACTGGTAAATTTGATTTATATCACCTTTAATTTGACCCCCGTGTTCTTGTTTAACAATTGCTTTCATAATTTGACCGCGAATTGTCGAATCAGTTAAATCAATTTTAGCATCTGGATTAATATTTAAAAGTTTTGATGCCTCAGCTACCAGTCTATCTGTATCATTTTTATCTGATTTTGGCGACCATGTACTAATCGTTTCTCTAATCGTACTTAACGGCTTGTCTACATTTTTGCTTTCACCAGTTCCATAAAGCCATAATTGATGATCCATTTTATGCAAATCTTTTGCTACACCTTGAGAGGGTTCAAATTCCTGTGAGTTTGGTTTACGCATTCCGCCAATATTCACTTTATCGCTGTATAACTTGTTTATATCTTCGGCTTTTACTGAAGCCTTTTTATCCTGCTCTATAGCCACACCGCCATTTAGTTTGAATTCATTATAGGCTTTTGAGAATTCTTCTGATTTTCTAGCATTCTCTTTTCCAGTATCCCCCCATCCTTTTGATGCAAGTGTTGGCGCTTCACTAGCATGAGCCAATGATGTACCGGCTTTTAAGTTAGCATACGCAACGGCTTTGCTTTCAACCTCTTTAGGATTAGCAGGAACTGCATTTTCTGCCCATATTTCCTTACCTGTTGCCGTATTGTATAGACCGTCAATTTTAAGGTAGCTTTTCCCATCTGGCGACACTACGATTTTCGATAACGCTCTATTTTCTTCAGTCTGCTTACCGCTTAATTGTTGGATAGTTGAAGCAATTGTCGCTTTTTCCTCTGGTGTCTTAGCATTTACTAAATCACTTTGAAGCGAATTCAATCTTTGTTTCTGCTCTGTTTCAACTTCTTTCTCTGCCATTGACGTATCAGTTAACATCCCTCTTTTCTTTATATCAGCAATTTCAGCAACGGTTTTCTGACCTGTTAAAGTATTAGGATCATTAGCTTCGCGTCTTTTACGGTCTTCGTCTTCAAATTTAGCTTGTCGCTCTGTTGCACTATCAATGACTTTCTGCGATTGCAATCTATCAAACTCAAAATCAGATCGCTCATTCTTTCTAGCTTCTAACCTAATAGTCGCTTCTTCAATTCGTGCTTCACGCTCTGCATCTGCTTTAGCTTTGATTTCAGCGTCTTGATCTTTGCTTAGTTTATTGACGATAGCCCCACCTAAACCCTGCGCAGCGCCTAAAGCAAAACTTGTTAACATTCCATAAGCCATGATTATTTGCCTCTCTTATTTGATTGCGCAGGCGCTTTGCCTTTAGCCTTCACTGCTTGCATCTTATCATCAACGTATTTACCGTGCTGTTGATAGTCTTCAATCTCCTGCTTACCTTGAGTGATAGCGGCTTTTAGCTGTTCTGGTGTGATGCCCATATGATCAAATAGTCGATCAGTTGTTCGCTTGGTTGTTTGACTAATGATTTCTGGAGTGACTGGTAAACGTAGACCGCGCTCTACAAAGTCTAGCACCTTACAGATAGTAGTCGTGCCTGCATAGATAAGCACTTCAGCCGGTAGGCTTTTCTTTGATTGCTGATAGAGAAGCCACATTAAGCCGCTGACTCCTTTGCTAACTGTTTCAACTAGATTCTGCTGGCTTGCGGGATTCTTAACCAGTTCCATGTTTTGATGGGTTTTAGGATCAAACATTAAAGTTTCAGCGGCTAACACTGTTTTGTCATAGCGCTGTTTATTTTCGGGTGATACCTTAGATTCTATATTCTTTTGAATCTGAATCAGCATTTCATTAGTCATGCCGGTTTTTTTTGCTGTGTCTTGCATTGTAGCCATTGTTATAGTCCTGCGTTAGCGTTCAAGCCGGTATTAGCATCGAGTGAATTGCGTAGGCTTGGGACGCTGTTCAGATTCTTATTGCGTTGATTGATTTGAGCTTGCTTATACTCATATTCTTTTTGAGCATTAGCGCTTGCAAGGTTCTTTTCCATCATAGCCGATCCGCCTGTGACCATTGACCAACCACCAATTAGGTAATCCTTTGGTGTCATGCTTGTCATCAACTTATCTAAAAACGTACCGGAGCTTGCTGCCTGTGTTGTACCTTGCGCTAACATTGAATTGATTGCACTACCTGCCTGTGTACCTGTTGCATTAATAGCTGGAGAGAAATTTGCCGCTGCACCTTGTATCGGACTCATAGCAGGATTAACTATTTTCGTAGCACCTCCTGCAATGCCTTCAGTTATATTTGATGCACCTTGCGCGGCTTGCGTTGATCCTTGTCCTAGCATTCCATTGATAGCGTCTTTTGCATTCGGTAAAACACCCGCCAACATTGAATTTGCTTGGGCGGCTGTAGCATTAGCCGCATTAGCCGATTGAATGCCTGCCGTCCCCATAGCAAACTCACCACCTGCTGCTAAACTTGCCACTGCACCAGATGCAAGCGAAGCAACGCCACCGGCTAGACCGACAATGGCGCCTATTTTCATCAAGCCTTTATCACCTGTCACCATGCCGACTACGCTCATAGCTGTTCCTGCTACCGCTGCGATTGTGCCGATAGCCGATACTGTAGCGAGAGCTGCTGTGCCGATTGCACCCATAGAAGCCATTACACCACCTGCCGCGATAGCTGTACCTGCTGCTGCGAAAGCTGTGCCTGCTGCCGCCACTGCTGGAGCAATGAAGAAAGGCATTTCTTTGCGATTGAAAGGCGGTTTATGTGGATTACCGATTGGCATACCCATTTGATCCATTTGTCTGCGAGATATCATCTCACCAGCTATAAAAGAGTTTTGTCTGATTGTCATAACGTCCTCACGACGATGAAGTGTAAAGATATAAAGATTTTGCGCGATTGTATCATATCGATACTATAATAGAACCATGTCAGAAAAAAGGCGGCAAAGGCGGAGGCGGTAAAAAATGCTAGGTGATTCCTAGCAGGTAAAAATATTTTTATTTAATGTTAAGTTAGAAAGCCAGTAAGGTCTTAAATCCTTACTGGCTTTTTTGTGCCTGCTAGTTTATATATTTATAAGATTTGTCATTGTATAAAATTGATCCGATACAATCGCTGTGTATTATTTCAGATATTTTTCCCACGGCTTCGACTATAGATTGGGTGTCATCATCAACCCTAATTATAAAAACATCTAAATCAATAGATTCAAAATGGTTTTGTATTAACTCCATTCTAATACCATCAGTTTTTGATGAGCCATGTTGCCTTTCATCATATTCAATTACGATAACACCAATAGAACCTAAAATAATTCCATCAATATTAAGTCCATTGCAAGGATATTGCCTTTGTAATTTAAATTCCGTTACCGTTAGAATTGAATCAATTAGATTCATAAAAAATATTTCATTTCTAAGCAATGCCTGCTTTGTTAAAACATCAAGGTCAAACATTAACGCGGCATTAGCAACATCCCCTCGACTTCTACAAACTAAAAATTCAGCTTGTGGTTTTGTTAGAAAAATATCTTTTTGCTTTTTTGCATACCCGCCATGAGGTAATGCACAACTAGGATATACAATTTCTTTTAAAAGTTCGTTTTTAAAATGTTTTCGCGCTTGATCAAGTAATGAGGTGGGTTTTGATAGCTTTAAGGCTTTTCCAAGTTCTTTTGTACTTATTAAATTAGTCATGTTGTAACCATTCATTAGAGGGTTATTCATTACAGGGTAAATGTGCAACAGGTGGGTAATGAATCCACTTTTTGACCGCTAAATCTAGTTGCACTTATTTTCAATTGGTAATTGCATTCTAACAGGTAAGGCTTAATAAACAAGCCGCATTAGCTGACCGGTTTTAAAGCGCGAAGGCAATGAGTGCGGGAGCTTGAAAGGTGATAGCGATTCGATATTATCTTAATAAAGTGCTTATAAATCAACATCATAGGAAAATATCTAATTTATTAAAAAATAATTTTAAATAATAAAGTTAATTATCTTAAATAATTTTGTTGATTAGTTTTATTATATCGAATATTCTTTACTCAACGCGAAATTCAGCGTTAAACCTTAAAACTAAACCGGAGAGAACAAAATGCCTTTCAAACTTCATATCACAATGGGGACTGCAAAGATGGAAGGAATCCCATCTTTCAATACTAGTACAACGCTAAACCCTTTTTGCAATAAGATGAATCAATCGGATGATAAATCTTTAATTTGCACTAACTGCTATGCAATCAATACAGAAAAGCGTTATCCGAACTTGGTTAACGCATTAGAACGCAATGTAGACCTTTATCAACGCATTTTGCTAGATACCGAATTACCTCGATTGAATTACGCCATTGCGCGTTTTGATAGTTTTGGCGAAGTACATAACGAAATTCATGTGCTTAACTATTTTAATATTGCGCGTAAAAACCCCGAGACTACATTCGGTTTTTGGACTAAACGAAAAGACTTAATTAAAAAGGTTTTAAAGATGGTATCAAAACCTGCTAATGTAATTTTAATTCATTCTAGCGCCAAGAAAAACAAAGTTGATCGTTTGCCTGCTGGATACGACAAAGTATTCACAGCGCACAAAAAAAGCGATTTAAAACCTAGCATTACAATCAATTGCAGTAAATCATGCAATGATTGCAGATTATGCTATTCGCATAATGATGTGGTGTTTATTAATGAAATTATGAAATAAGGAAGACTGCAATGAAATTCAATAAAACTTATCAAGCGACATTAGCATCACGTCGCAACACTAGCCTAATCCATTCAAGTTGGTCAGTATTCTACAAAGGTGAGTACATTTGTGGCGCTGTTTATAACGGAGAGTCGATTTTATCTGTTTGCTTTCCCTGCGGCTTGCTGATGCTAACTAAATCAAAAGACATTGCTAAAAAAGCGATCAGAGCATATCAAGCAGGGAGGTTGGAAGCATGAAAATGCAACAGGCACACTATCAAATGATGAAACAGGCGATAGCAGAATTGCCACGGGATCAGATGCTGGCGTTTAGAGCTTGCGATCTTGGTAAAAACAAAGATAAGTTTTTTGTGTGGGGATTGTTCAAAGCTGCAAAACTACATTTTACAGCGACAGACTTTCTTTATTTGTATCTCGAAGACAGTCACATTGAAACTGCATTGAAACGCATTGCAAAAGAATTAGATTACATTTAATAACTGGAGAAACAAAATGATTACTTATTTACTTGATAATGACACCGTCGTCCGCATTGAAAGCCGCAAAGACATTGGTGACATGGTACACGCCCAAATATATGATTCTAACAGCGCTTTAGTGGACGTTAAAGGGCGTGTGGTTGATATCCTTGAGGATTATGAAGACTGGCAATAGTGCAGTGCATAGCGCCTTACCCTAGGGCGCTATGCACTGCACTATTGCAGTAATACACATTTAAATTAAAACCGGAGATATAACATGAACACATTTTATGACGTAGTAATCGGATCAATCTTAACTACAATTTTCACAGTTATTTTTGTTGCTGAACTGATTATCATTTGGGGAGAATAAGCAATGCCATCATTCACATTAGATACTACTCACGAATTAGCATCAAATTGCCGTGCTAGTTTTCCGAACCTGCGTAGCCGATTGATTTTATCAATCGGGGAATGGGGATTGATACATGGATCAAAAACAGATTACTTTACGTCAGATGGTAAAAAATTAGGCTTTAGAATTACGCGCCATTATGACCGTAAACAATTGCCAATTTATAACAACAAAACGCGCGTTTATATTTATACCGGAGAATAAGCCATGTGGTTAACATTTGAACAATTTAAAAAACAAACTGATCCAGATACCATACCGCATTATTTTTTCTATAAAACGTATGATAAAGAACTATCGTATCAAATGGCATATCGTGCGTATTTAAATACTGCAATACCACACACTTGGATACGATCAAGAGATTACAGCGATGCAGAAATTAGCGAACTTTTTAGAATTTTTGAAGAAACCGGAGAATAGACATGATGATGACTTACAAAGAGTATATTCAATCACTGCCAAGTGATTACCTACAAATGCTTTATGACGAAGATGTTCACCTGTTCCAAGCATACAAAGAGTATGTTATCGCGTATAAGTCACTAGAAGCAGAGTATGGGGAGATTAAACAATGCTGATACCGCAGAAAGCAATGAAGGTAAAAGTACCTAAGGCTTTAAAAGTAAGCAGGGGGCGACCTAAAGTTGATCCAAAGAAAAAATGTCGTCATTACCAGTTATCACTTGCAGGTGATTTGATAGACTTTATTGAAGGCGCTGGACTTAAATCTAAATCTAAATTCATTAGTCTGGCAATTAGAACCGCCATCGAGTTTAAAAAGTATCGGTCATTGCCTTATGACAGATGTTTGGATTGTGGGTGTGATATGACAGCGCCACTTGACCCAATGGATGGTGCAAAAACCTACGTTGATGAAGACGGCAGAGTCTTAGACGTTTTTGTGCAATGTGAGGGATGCGGTGGTCGTGCTGGACACAGACAATATGATCCACGAAAACACGGACTAGAACCCGAAGCATAAAAATATAGCCGGCTTAATCACCGGCTTTTTTGTATCTGCCACAAAAATCAAATTGAGACAATGAGACAGGTGAGACATAGCTAAACCTATTTATATATTTTTTACTATTAACAATGAAAAACACTAATATTTACCTAAACAAAACTGTTTTACCAATATCATATAATTTATATTTATCTATGTCTCACCTGTCTCAAAATAAATACAGACCAGAGAAATAAAGGGCTAGAGGGTGAGACATAGTTAAAATTTTACTATGTCTCAGAGACAGAGAACTATGTCTCATTTTCAATTTTGCGCTTTTTTAAAATGAGACATAGCTGAAAACTTAAATTTTAAAAATGAGACATAGCTAGACTTGTTTATAGTGTTTTTTCACTATCTGCCACACGTCATTCTCATTAGCGCTGCTCTTGCGCCACAAAGTATGTTTCTTCCTCCCACCGTCAGCCGTCGGGACGTTAAGCCTATCCTGCATCTTCTCATAACCGAGTTGAAGCAAAATGCGATTAAGCACAGAGGTTTTCGGCAGTTTGTTTGCAAGTGATGGTTCAAACTCCTCAACATTCATTTTGCTCAAAAGCGTCACGTCCAAGATAGTTTCATTAATCACGTCACAGTGGTAGTGTGCAATCAAGTCTTTCACTTCCTCCGAATCATGCGACACAGAGTATCCGATCATTTTCTCTCTCGACAATGTTTTAGGCGCTCGACCCTTCGGCACAAAGTCCGCACTAATTTCCCGTTTCATAAAATAGTGGCAGATAGCATCCATCCGACGATCCGTTTCATTAAACAACTTTACGAAGTACGCATTAGTTTCGTTCTCACCACCGAGAAGCTCAAACAAATGTTCCTCAGACTGACAGCGACTATATAAAACACAATAGCGTCTATCCCCCGACGTAATCGGCAAAGCGTCTTGATAATTGGTTAAAAGAAAGTACGACGTGAAGTTGGGCACAGTGCGCGAATCACAAAATTTTTCTTCAACTTGTATCGTGTCATTAGTAATATAGGGTTTCATCCTATCGATAATTGACCACCGGTTATCCCCCGATATGCGAATCTCCTCGACAATATTCAGCACCGAGCCATATGCCCAACCGCTAAACGTCCCTTTAGTAAACTGGTTAGGATCAAGCTGCGTGGCATTGCTCCCAAGTATCCCCTGCAAAATCTTAGTAAAGTATGTTTTACCGCCTCCTTGCGTACCCTGTAAAAGTATCGCCCAATTAATCCTATCCCCAATCTTCTGCACAATATGCGACATCCAGTCTAGTAGTATCGTCCGCTCTTTCGGCTCGACTAGCGTAAACTCTAAATGCTTGAGCATCATATCAATGACCTTTTGACCATCCTCATCAAGAACTTCACACGGCTCAACACCGCGTTTCTTGTACGAATTGACATACCACAGTTCTTCGTACTTAAACATCGACTCAGCAAGGGGAAAATACATTTTGTCTATCGCTGTACGCATCTCCCAATCGGTAAGCGCCATAGACGACGCGCTTCGCTCCGCTGCGATACACTCCTCCATGCGATCAAACTTAGCATTGAACGCTTCGCGCTTGATACTATAGTTAAACTTTAAATCGTGGTATTCACACGACTTCTCGATGAACACCCAATCACGAACCCACGAAGGCGACTCAATCACCGTCACACCCTTTTTAGCAGGACACAGTTCACGAAAGATTGCAGCTTTAGTCATCCCCTCGCCTTTACCCCATCCATCAAAGATATCTTGAGCAATCTGCTGGCGTTTAGTAAGCGCCACAACGTGCGCAGGTATCTTGCTAAGTTTACGACGCAACTTGTCGTACTCCTCCTCGCAATTGACCTCACGCCCAACACCATCGGCTACGCTCTCCATCATCTTTTTGGCTTCATCACGGATCACAACGCCTACACTGATACCGCTGTCTTTGACCATCTTAATGACTGAAGCGAACGTCAATGGACGCGCTCTCTTGTCACTGGTAAAAGACCTCCACTTGCTTTCACTAAGCCGAGCATCGAACTTATCAGAGTTAGCTGACCACTCGAACCAGCGCACCTTCCCGTAGTCATTACCTCTATATTGATGATGCAACGCTTGACCCACCGTGATCCACTTGGCGTAGTCCTCTGCTTCATCTGCCATCGCATCAAGGTAAGAATCAACCTCCTCGTCGCTGAGTTCTAGCGGTTCATGTGCGATAGCCACCTCAAGAAAGTTATCATCATCAACTTCAACATCAAACTCACCATCAAACTCCGACACAGAATTTACCGGTTTTTGTGTCGGTAAACTTAGCGGTAAATCTACATCAACTTCATTGCCAGAAAGCACCAGCGTGAAACTCTCATCAACCCCATCACTACTCACGCTCGGCATATACATGAATTGAGCAGGCTTATAAGCACTGTCATCAATGCGCAAGTCTGGACATTGCGACGCAAACCAGCGCATCACAGCGACATACTCGTCACCAGTAATCTCTCTGCTGAGTGGTAACACAACGCGGAAACGATATGCACTAGCACTGCTACGCCAAGTGCTGTAAGCAACGAGCGCAAAGCCAAGCATCTCAAGCTCGAAAACAATCTCATCGTGATCCATCTCGCAATCATCAATATCAATAGTAAGCAGTGATCTGCATTCTAAATTCTCTGTGTTGCGATAACCTTCTTTGAACGACCCACCGCAGAACCATCCGCACTGCTCTTTGCTTTGCGCTACTTTGTGTTTACCAAGTACACGACACACCGCGTCCCACGTCACTGTCTTGTTTTCGCATACGGCACTGTTTTTTTCACCGCGACTAATGCGGTAGGTTTTATTAGACTCCACCATGTAAACCTCGAATTATCTTTTAATTATGGGTAAATCCACTGCTTTAATAGCACCCTGTGTCAATTGCTCAACCTGTATCGCTCTGTTTGCCGGTATCTTACCTTCTGATACCCAGTACGACACTGCCGCTTTAGTAACGCCCAACTTCTTTGCTAACACTACCTGCTCACCACCAAACCACGCCACAACATCATCAACGGACACACCGTCATTAATTTCTTCATTTTCCATTTGCATCTCTCTAAGAGTTAAGTTAAGATTGACTCTCATTTTACAACAACAGAGGAAAAACACAATGAATGATTTAACTAAACTCTCAAACGAGCAACTTGGTGACTTTATCCAAATCAGTTTAATCCATGGCACAAACACGCAATTCAGCTATGAACTCTTGCATGAAGTGGCATCGCGCCTAAAGCACACAGATGAAATTATCAAAGCAGGTATCAGCAATGGTATTCACGACACGCTGACAAAACAAAGCACGGCATTCAAGTTTAGACTTGAGGACGTTGTACAAACCCTTGATGAAGCACTTGCACCGGCAATCAGTGAGGATAACAACGAAACTGTTGAACTCCTAACCATTGATGTAAGTAGTTACGAAGCAATGGACAAAGCAGTAAAAGAAGCCTTTGAAGAAGAACCAGTGGAAGAAGCACCAGTCAAAAAAGAACCTAAGAAAAAAGAAAAACCAACTGTAAAGGAATCCTTGACAGTTGAACCTGCGCCTGTTGTCGAAGAATCTATCCCATCTGCTAATGAGCTTATTATCACCGGCAAAATGCTTAAAGATAGAGCAATGGAAATGCGCCAAAGCAATGTCATATCTGCCGATAGCATCAGAGGTAAATTGACCGAGTTTGGTGCAACAAGCATATTGACGTTAGATGCAAAGTATCACGTTGATTTTTATAACTTTTTGGAGAGCTACAATGTTTAAAACTAAACAACAATTTTATATTTACGATTACATAGACACAAATGTTTTTACCGACGGTATTATCACTAGTCTTGAAATATCTGTACCTGTGTTTAATTTATCTGATCCTATTCAAACCGATAATAGTGGTATTGGTTTTATCGCTGAAATCCCAAACGGCATTAAATTTATCAGTAGTAAGCATCTAAGAGTTGCAGAAGAATGGTTATTAGCAGAAGAATACGATATAGACGGTATGCTAAAAATGATTTTATCCAATGGCTTAAACTCTAATCAAACAGAGTTAGTTTACGAAAAAATTATTGAAAACTTCCTTGATAAAGAGGCTATGCTTTTACCCGAATATAATTTTTATGTTTATGACACTCTAGTAGGATTGAATAGGGATTTAGGAAGAATTAAATGGCAATCACGAGGTAAAAACAATGTCTAAATTAGTATTAAATTCAGAAGAAAAACGAAATCTGTCAACTTCTTTATTCCCTATGTATTCTATTATTGATTCAGTATCACATGAAGAAACTAAACGTGAATTGAAAAAAATGATTTGTCTTATACAGTCAAAAGTTTGTAGCGCACCAGATTCTGAAAAATTTGTAAAAGATTTAGATTTTTATATAGGGTATGAGTTTTGCGGAGATTGGGAAACTGCTATAAAAAATGAAAGCTATGAGGACGGTTATAAATGGGAAATACCTACTGTTAAGGATTTGCTAGAAATTTGCAAATGTATGGATAACCCTTTTACAGAAGATAACCAATACTGGTCTAATGAAGATTATTGTAAAACAAAAGCAACAACATATGATTTTCATGCCGCGACACTTGACACCAGACGTAAAAAAGAAAGTAATTACTATTTTTATATTTCGCGCAAAGGTGAGCAAAATGTCGATGCCTAATGAAGAAACACCTAAACACTCGCTACTAAGTGCAAGTGGTAGCGCTACTTGGCTGTATTGCTCTGGTAGCGTCGAAGCACAAAAGCCATACAAAGAGTCGCGTAGCGGCTTTGCAGACGAAGGCACTGCTGCTCACGAGCTTGCAGAGCTATGCCTAAAAGGTAATCTCAATCCGTATGACTTTGAAGGCAAAACCCTACCGGAAACAAACTGGATAACTGTAGACAAAGCAATGTGTCGCCATGTGAGCGATTACATGGACTTCATTGATGAATTCAAAGGTCACAAAATCTACGAACAGAAGTTAGAGTACACCGATTATGCGCAGGACGGCTTTGGTACAGCAGATTGCATAGTCATTGACGGCAGTCATGTGACTATTATTGACTTAAAGTACGGACAAGGTGTCAAAGTGTTTGCCGATACGACGCAAACTAAAATCTATGCACTGGGTGTGTATCAAGAGTTCAGCATGATAGAGCCGATTGAAACTATCACTATGATTATCTATCAGCCACGGCTGGATCATATTGATGAGTTAACAATGACTATTGATGAGTTACTACGTTTTGGCGAATGGGTAAAAGATAGAGCGCAAGCAGCTATGCAACCCAACGCGCCACTCACAGCAGGAGATAAGCAATGCCAATGGTGTAAGCACAAGGCAAGATGCCCAGAGCTTATGCGGTACACTGAGAACGCGATACAAAATGAGTTTGCAGACTTTGACGATATGGTGAGTGTTAATCGCTTAAACGATGAGCAACTTAGCATTGCACTGAGCAGCGCCCCGTTAATTAAATCTTGGTTGAGTGCTGTTGAAGAAGTAGTCAAAGAACGCCTAGAGTCGGGAGAAGGCTTCAAAGGGTATAAACTTGTTGAAGGTCGCAGTTCGCGCGATTGGATAAATGAAGATGACGCAATCGCTGCCTTGTCTTATACACATGATGATGCAGATTTGTACGAAATTAATCTTATCTCCGTGGCTAAATTCGAGAAATTAGTAGGCAAGAAAAACATAAAACAGTTTGAAAATCTGATAGTTAAGAAAACAGGTAAACCCACTGTTGCTCCAGAAACTGATCCAAGAAAATCCTTGTCAGTTTCTAGTAATGATTTTTCTGATTTCGACGATTGACAGTTTATGTAAATCAATCTAAACTTAACTCAACTTAGCTCTCCGGTTGAGTTGTTACCGAGGATGGGAAATCACTTTAATAATGGCGATTTATCAATAACCCATCCTCACTTTAATCCCATAATCCATAACGCCATAAGGCAAGAAGGTTAAAATGTCAGATACACAAATTAAATTAGGTGAAGTTCGTTTGTCTTTTCCATCTTTGTTTCGCAAAGCAGTTTTCGACAATGTTGAAACTAAATACGAAGCAACTGTGTTAATGCCTAAAGACAGCAAACAACACAAAACGGTACAAGCCGCAATTGATAAATTCATTGCGCAAACATTCAAAGACGGTGCGCCTAAAGGCTTAAAAATCACCTGTTTTATTGACGGTGATGACAAAGAATATGATGGTTACGCTGGTATGATGGCGCTTAAAGGATCATCAAACAAACGTATCCCTGTATTCGATAAAGACCGCGCTCCAATTACCGAAGATGACGATAAAGTCTACGCTGGATGTTATGTTAATGCTATTTTTGACTTCTGGTACTCAAGTCATCCAAAAGGTGGCAAACAAATATTAAGCAATCTTCTTGGTGTTCAGTTCAAGAGAGATGGCGAAGCGTTCTCTGATGCTAAAGTCGCAAATGCTGATGCGTTTGATGACGAGTCGGATGAAGACGATTTTTAAATACTCTGTGTCCTCAGTGTAAAAGACGGTTGGTTTAATACCGTAAAAATTAAATGACAGCTTGGAAAGACAAGCACTATCAATAATTACTATTGTCGTCTAAATGGCGTAGGGCAACTTGCTAACAAGCCGGTAAATCTAGGTTCGACTCCTAGCAGTAGTAATTATTGATAGTACGCGCACAGCGCACCGGTAATGGCACGACGCTCAGAAATAGGAAACTTGGGATCGCTTGAAAGTACAGCGACGAATACTGAGATTACTATCATGATAGTTATATTTGCCGATATAACTATTTGCAGCACGGCTCTTTTGTTAAATGTAAATGTCCTAGTATCCTCATAATTGGCGTTATGAGGATACGCTATCAATAAAAGCATTGCTCGTTCTCACCGCAAATGAGAACCTTGTGACCCTTAATGTAGAGTAATACGGTATAGCTACCCGTACTATGGGGTAAGAATTAGTGGTGACGCTAATTTGTCACTACGATAGGGCAGAATCGAAACTGAATCGTAGGATATAGTAAACAGTGCTTTTATTGATAGTGTGGAAACTATCAATCGGTTAGTTGCATTTCCGAGTTACTCCACGACGTACATAGCTGCACACTGTGTACGTCACCTAACTTTATAAGTTAAGCGTCCTTTTGGATTTTTAAAAGTAAGTTTGCGGGTGTCCTCATAGACCCAAAAAAGGTATGAGTCAGTCAGTTTTCATTTAATACTCCAATATTAATTGTGTAATTAAGCAAACTTACTTTTAAAACCTCAAGCTCCACCTAAAGACCTCACCGACAATTTGTTACTCCAGATTGTCGGTTTTTTTATATTCACAAATAGGATCCCCCTATGAATACTTACATTATTGACACCGAGTGTTACAAAAACTATTGGCTATTTTTAGCCGTCAACCACAAGACCGGATCATCTCTTGAAATAGAGTTATTTGGTGAAGATGCAAAACTCTCCGAGGAACAAGCTAAAAAGATTGAGCGTCTACTTCTAAATCACGAAACTATATCGTTCAATGGCTTGAACTACGATATCCCCATGATATGCGCTGCGATGGATGTCTGGGATTGCAGTAAACTCCACAAACTCTCCACTAAAATTATCACTTCACAGAAAGTCACTTGGCAGATACTGCGTGAACATAAACTCAACGTGCCTGCTTACAAGTATCACATTGATATTATTGAACTTCCTATTGGTCAAGCATCACTCAAAATCTACGGTGGGCGAATTCATACTAAGAAAATGCAAGACTTGCCAATCGATCCTAACGCGCTGATACAGGATAATGAGCGTAGCCTTATGCGCAAGTATTGTAGAAACGATACGCAAGTAACAGGTGAGCTATTTGATGCGCTGAGAGGACAGATAGACTTGCGCAAAGAGATGACAACGCAGTACGGCATCAACCTCAATTCAAAATCCGATGCGCAGATTGCTGAAGCGATTATCAAGTCAGAGTTGTACGAGCAAACGGGTGAGCATTATCGCCCTAAGCAGTACGATGCGAACTACACGTTCAGCTATCGTAATCCAGAAATTATCCAGTTCAAAACACAGGCGCTTTGCGATATCTTTGACCAGCTACTTTACGAAACCTTCACGCTAAAAGATAACGGCAGTGTTGAACTACCTCAATGGCTAGTTGAGCCTATTAGTATTGGTAAAGGCTCTTATCAAATGGGTATTGGCGGATTGCATTCGCGCGAAAATGCGCAACATATCGAAGCAGCAGGTGACTTTTACTTATCTGACTTTGACGTGGCGAGTTATTATCCAAGTATTATCCTGCATCAAAGGTTATTCCCCGAATCTATGGGTCAACCTTTCTTAGATTTATATCAAGAAATTGTAAAGAAAAGATTGCTTGCTAAAAAGAAAGCGCAAGAGATACAATGTCGAATTGATTATTTGGAAAGGATTTTAAAAGATGAGTTATCCAAAACGACCTTATAGTAAACGCGGTGAACGACAAAATTGTATTGAGCATCCTCTTTATATGACTTGGCATAATATGCTAAGAAGGTGCTATGCTTCCAAATATCCGGCTTTTAAAAATTACGGTGAAAGAGGAATAAAAGTTGATGAAACTTGGTGGTATTTTAAAAATTTTTTAAAAGATATGGGTGATAAACCTACTCCTTACCATACATTAGAACGAATAGATAATGAGTTAGGTTATTCAAAATACAATTGTAAATGGGCGACTCGAACCGAACAATGTGTTAATCGTAGAAAATTTAAAAACAATACCACTGGTGAAACGGGTGTATGCGAAGTAAATTACGGTTACCATGCTAGATTTGATTATGAAGGCACTCGATATGATATAGGTAGATTTACCACATTTGAAAAGGCAGTTGAAGCTAGACGCGCGTTTGTAAAAATGTTTCATGTTGATAAAGAACGAGCAATTCAATCCATATCAGCAGAAACAGTTTGGAATAATTCCAAATCAAAAATACGCGGAGTAACTCCTCACAAAGACGGAGGTTACATGGTTAGAGTGACGATAAAAGGTCAACGATATTACGTTGGTTATTATAAAGATTTAGAGGACGCTACCGATGCACGACATAGATTCATTGAAGAAAGAAATAGAGTTATTAAAAGCTGAAAAAAAGAAATTTATTGTAGAAGCTGACGGTAAAAAAATTCAGCTCAACGGATCGTTTGGCAAATTTGGTAGCAAATACAGTAGCTTATACTCACCGCAACTGCTCCTGCAAACCACAATTACTGGTCAATTGTCATTGTTGATGTTAATCGAAGAACTTGAACTCAATGGGATACAAGTAGTTAGCGCAAACACTGACGGCATTGTGACGTATTATCACGAAAGCCAAATACCCAAGCTCCAAGACATTCTATTCGACTGGGAAATCACCACAAGCTACAACCTTGAGCAAACAGATTACCGTGAACTCGCCTCACGCGATGTGAATAACTACATTGCCGTGAAACTGGATGGTAAAGCCAAATGCAAAGGCTGTTTTGGTGAAGCGTCACTGAGTAAAAACCCAGATGGCTTGATTATCTATGAAGCGGTTGCGCAATTCATTGCTAACGGCACACCGATTGAAAAGACGGTCACTGATTGTGATGACATTAGAAAGTTTGTCACAGTCCGCAGAGTAACCGGTGGCGCATTGTTTCAAGGTGATTATCTTGGTAAAGCAGTTCGCTTTTATCATAGCTGTAATTTAGGGCTTGCTGACGCATCGCTTGTTTATGCGAAGAACGGTAACAAAGTCCCCATGTCACAGGGATGTCGTCCGCTAATGGATTTGCCAAATAGCTTTCCCGATGATGTCGATTTTTATTATTACTACACCAAGGCAAAAGAAGTGTTAGCAGGCGTTGGCTATAAAGAATAGAAACTCACGATAATTTTTTCGTCCGAGTTTCTTTTACATTGAGGAATAAAAATGCTTGAAAAAGAAATTGAGAAATACCTGTGTGACCAAATTAAGAAAGTTGGGGGAACGTGCGAGAAGTTTACATCGCCCAATCGTCGCTCAGTCCCAGACCGTTTAATTACTTTGCCATTCCAACCGATATTTTTTGTTGAATGCAAAGCACCTAAAAAGAAACCAACAGAAGCACAAGAACGCGATCATCAGCGTAGACGCGAACTTGGTGTTCATGTCTATGTTATCGATTCAAAAGAAGCAGTAGACACTTTACTACTCTATAGACTACCTGTGGAAGGCGATTATGCGCACTAATAGTATTTTGCATCACGGTGATTGCATCGAATTTATGAAAACTCTACCAGATAATTCAGTAGATATGGTGTTGGCAGACCCTCCTTACTGCATAAGTAAACCGAGTAACTTTAACACGATGCCAGACAGAATTAATGAAAGAACAGGAACTGAGTTTGGAGCGTGGGATTTAGATTTTGATAACACTATGTGGATAGCTGAAGCTTCAAGGGTATTAAAAAAAGGCGGTACGTTAGTAGCGTTTAACGATTTTAAAAAAGCCACTACTGTATATGACTTAGCGACACTAAATAAGTTAGAGTATAAAGACACAATAATATGGCGGAAGACAAACCCAATGCCTAGAAATCGAGACAGACGATACATAACTAATATTGAAATGACGCAGTTATATGTAAAGACAGGTGATAAATGGGTGTTTAATAGGCAGTCACCAACATACGAAAGCAGTGTGATAGATTGTGCTGTTGAATCTGGAGGTGCGTGTAAGCGATATCATCCAACACAAAAACCAATAAAGTTATTAGAGCATTTGATAAAAGTTAGCAGTAATCAAGAAGATATTGTATTAGACCCGTTTATGGGTAGCGGCTCAACAGGCGTAGCTTGCGTTAATACTGGGCGCAATTTCATTGGGTGTGAATTAGACAAAGGTTACTTTGATATTGCTGAAAAACGAATTGATTCTGCTGAATGGGAGTTTATTTTAAAATGAGAACTAGAGATGAATTGCGTCACTACCAAGTGCGAACTTCCAAGTTTCAGATAGAGCAGGAAAGAACTTTATGCGCATTGAAAATGGGTATGGGTAAAACAGCCTCTACGCTCACTACAATACGCGATCTACTTGATGCCTGTGTGATTAGCAAAGCACTGGTTATAGCGCCACTACGAGTCGCTAATAGCGTCTGGGCGCAAGAAGCAAAGGAATGGGAACATCTCAAAGATTTGAAATTCAAAATATGCACAGGCACAGAATCCAAACGGCTATCTGCTTTGCATCATGACGCGGATGTCTATGTTATTAATAGAGAAAACGTCGTATGGCTTGTTGACCACTACAAAAGTAAATTCCCATTTGAGATGGTGGTAATTGATGAATCGTCCAGTTTTAAGAATGATAAAAGCAAACGTGTTAAGGCTATGCGCAAAGTTTTACCTTATGTCCATTACATCACTCTGCTTACTGGAACTCCTTCGCCTAATGGTTTACTTGATTTATGGGCGCAATGCTATCTGGTAGATTACGGCAAAGCACTCGGAAGAACTAAAACGGCTTATAAGCAACGGTTCTTTTTCCAAGATCAGTACAGCGCTTATAAGTTTATCCCTCGCG